AAAAATGGTTGGTCAGGTATCGGCTACCACTATGTTATCCGCAAAGATGGCACGATTGAGCGTGGCAGACCTGAATGGGCGATTGGTTCTCATGCGTATGGCGAGAATAGTCACACGATTGGGATTCACTTGTCAGGTGATTTTAAACAAGCTGAACCGACTCCACAGCAGATTGAAAAATGCGCTATGCTGATTGCGGATATTGCTGACCGCTACAGCTTGCCGATTGACCGTGAAACCGTGGTAGGGCATGGTGAACTAATGGCTACTTCTTGCCCCGGTACAAATCTTCAAGCGTTATTGGACGATGGCACGATTACAGGAAAGGCAGTATGGTACTATAATCAGGCGCATGGCGTAGAAAACAATGAAGAACAGGTACAGAAGCAGGACGGAGGAAATCAAGGTGGCAGGAGCATGGAACGCTTTAACACGATTGACAGCTTGCCGGATTGGGCGAAACATACAGTTCAGAAAATGCTTGACAAAGGGCTTTTGAACGGCAACGGAGAAAGCCTTGACCTCTCTCTTGATATGTTGCGGATATTCGTAGTGAATGACCGCGCAGGGCTGTATTGACAAGCTACTGATAAAATTGCTACTATATCAATAGATGCTTTGGTTTACAAACCTCCTATAACACATATTGGACACAGCTAGAAAGAACCCTCTGCATTATGTGCGTGCAGAGGGCTTTTTCTATTGCGCGGAATGTGTTATAATGAGAGCACATGAAAAGCATTTGAAGGCTTTTATACGGCAGGAATCGCTGACCGCTTGTGCACAGGTGCGAGATTCCTGCCTAATTTATGAGTTATTCTAATACATTTGCCAGCGGCGAAGCACAAGAGAAGGTATTAGAAAAAATTAACGCGGTTTCTTCTTAAAAACTATCTTGTGCGTGACAGTATCACCGAAGGCAAAGTGAATGGTTATCGTTTCAGCGATACTATCTACAAGGATTTTATCTATCATAGTATCGACTACGGTTTTCTTAACATCAAAGTCAAGCGTAGGAGACTCCAAAAGTTGCTGCATTTGTTCCAAGTCGCTTATTGTAGATGAAACATCGTGCATATCTTTTTCTGTACGCAAATCATATTCTAACTGGTTAAGCTGTTTTTGAAGTATATCCTTCTCAGCTTTGACCTTCTCAAATTCGCCTGTAACGGCTTCTAGGGAGATTAGCCCTGCCTTATATAAATCTATAAGGCGTTGGTTCTCCACGCCGTTATGGGCGATTTTTGTGCGTATTAGGGCTATTTCTTTCTCTAATTCGTCACTGTTATCACGAGATTTTGCCGATTTGACTACTAATTGTGGGTCACGAATATAAGTCATGCAGGACTCCCATACTGTATCTTCAACCCATTTTTGAGGCAACGTTTTGCCGATACATTTCTTTTCTAATCGGTGAGAACGCCACGCATACCGTCCTATATCGGAATAGTAAACATATTTGCCAGTAAACGCACCAGAGAAGGAGTAACCGCAGTGCGCACATTTCAAAAGCCCACGAAGCAGATAGTTCTTCTTTACATTGCCCTTGATTTTTACCTTGTTGGCTGACAAGACTTCTTGTGCCTTTTGCCATACTTCTTCTGATACAATAGGCGGTACACTGCGCTGAATAGTGGTATCACGGTTCTTGCCGTAGCGGTTTATCCCTTTATAAGTTGTGTTCTTAATCATGCGGTAGACGGTGGTAGGCCGCCATTTGCTGTTCTTGTTTGTGCGCTTGCCTACATCACGAGAAGAACAAAACGGAGGTATGCCCATAGCCGTAAGCCGTTCTGTAATTTGCAGGGTAGACTTGCCATCAATGCACAGGTTGTAAATCATGCGCACAACATCGACTTCATTCATGCCCGTATCACCAATCAAGGCAGTGTTGGGCGTGAAATAACCTTCACTGTCTACGGTATAACCATAGGGCGGTAAACCACCCATATACTTACCCTTCTTAGCTGCACGATTAGCACCAAGACCCATTCGTTGTAGGATATTGCTTCTCTCTAAATCGGCTACACCTGCCAAGATGGTAAGCAAAAACCTGCCGCTTGCGTCACTGGTATCAAATGGTTCAGTCATGGAGCGTACCTTCACGCCAAGGCTATCTAAGTCATGTATGGCGTTCAGGATAACCCGTGTCGCACGTCCTAGTCGGTCTAGCTTGAACACAAGCACAAGATTAAACTTGCCGTTCTTAGCGTCCTGCAACATTTCATATCCAGCAGGGCGTTCATCAAGCGGCAGCGTACCTGTCACGCCATCATCTTTGTATACGTGCGTAAGTTCTATGTTATTCAGCTTGCAGTAGTTCGTTGCAAACTCAATCTGATTCTGTATGGTTTCACGTTCTTCTTGTGCGGCTGACGATACACGACAGTAAGCCACTGCCGAAGTAGGCATATCACCAAAAAACATATTGCGCACCTCCTTGTAAATTTGCTATATTTCTAAGTGACAAATTCATCCATAATGATAATGGAAACTAGCTACCAACCCTGCTAGTATAAAATTCGGGTTGGAGTCGCTACACTAACGTAGCATAAGTGTGAGTAGCCCAGACGGTTTGGTCACTCATGGCTTATTTACTTTTTCACAGGAAGGCACTTGCTGTAACGAGGGAGTGCCTTTTTGTGTGCCTGTATTTTCTTCGCCATCACTATCCGCAGTGGTGGCGTTTTTTTGTGCCATTAGCATAGTATCAAGCATAGCATTTAATGTGTGCTTGTTCTCAGCGGTGAGTTGGTTGTATTTGGCTTGAAAGACACGGTCAACAGCCATTGCATTTTTTACAGCGTCGTGCAATGTGGCTTCTGCTTCTTCAATACTTGCTGTTATGCGTTGAATAGCTATAGATTGTTTTTTTAGGGTTTCTTTCATTGGTTGTACTATTCTTTGAATATTGTCATCTTCGTGGCTCATTGGCACACGCAACGGTTTTAATCTAGCTATACCTTTATCTGTTACTGTGTAGTGCTTTGAATTATCCATAGAAATATCAAAGCCCATAAGCCAAGCAGGATTGACGTGCAATTCTTTTGCTAATAGATAAATTTTATCTTGTTTTGGCGAGTATCGCCCTGCTAAATAATGAGATATAGAAGCAGTAGTTATTTTTGTCGCTCTGCTTAATTCAGCAGCAGTCAAGCCTCTAATGTCCATTGCTTCTTTCAGCCGTTCAGCAACGCTGGACACAGGTGGTTCATAATGCACGTTCATTTTTCACATCTCCTTTTTCTTCTATATTAACATAGCCTAAAGAAAATGTGAAGAAAATATTTATTCGCCTTAAAAATATTTAGAAAAACTTATTGACATTGGCTAAACAGCATGATAATATAATGTCAGTGTTAAGTTTGGCGAAAGGGAAAGGAGGTGAGAGCATGAGTGAAGTTTTTAATTATGCAAAACTTCGTGGGCGTATTGTCGAGAAGTGTGGTTCACAGGCTTCATTTGCTAGTAAGACAGGCATTTCTGTTGTAACTCTTACGCAGAAATTGAAAGGGCGTGTAGCTTTTCGCAACGATGAAATCCTGCGTATGGCAAAGGTGTTGGATATTCCTACTAGCAATATCCCTGACTATTTTTTTTGCATCGAGAATTAAGTTTTCTTAATAAAGAAACTAAAGGAGGGCAGCACGATGAACGAGTTAATCAAAATCAATGGTGACAAAGTAGATGGCAGAGATTTGTATGAGTTCTTACAAGTAAAGACTCCATATACGATGTGGTTTGAACGTATGTGCGAGTATGGATTTGTTGAAAATACTGACTTTTGGACGGCTAACAAAAATGTTATCCGTGATGATGGAACTGTAATGCCACAAAAACAGATTGACCATGAGCTAACTATCAACATGGCAAAAGAAATCAGCATGATTCAGCGTACAGACCGTGGTAAACAGGCACGATTGTACTTTCTTGAATGTGAAAGACAGGCGAAATCCGTAAAAACAACAACACCTTCCTATCAGATTGAAGATTCTATTGAGCGTGCTAAAGCGTGGATTGTTGAAGAAGAAGAACGGCGCAAACTTCTTACCACTACCAAAAAACAGGAACAGCTTATTGGTGAACTCAAACCCAAGGCCGACTACACGGACACAATTCTTCAAAACAAACAGACAGTGCCTATTACTAAAATCGCCAAAGATTATGGCATGAGTGGACAAGCTATGAATAAGTTGCTACATGAATTAAGAATTATCTACAAGCTAGATGGGCAATGGCTTTTGTACTCTGACCACCAAGGTAAAGGATATACGCACTCCAAGACAGACCACTACCGTGATAGATACGGCGATATTGCAGGTGTTTATATGAATACGGAGTGGACGCAAAAAGGCAGACTATTCTTATATGAAGTGCTGAAAAAGAATGGTGTCTTACCGATGATTGAACGCAACGAGGGCAACAACCATGCTGAAACTGATTAACGGCACACCGCCGAAAACAAAGCACAAATTCACGGCTGATGAACTTGC